GAGGTTCATCACAATCACCCCGCCCTTGTTCGTTGACAGAAAATTGTCGTCTTTTTCTGCCTCTTTTAATAAATCTTTTTTAGGTTTTGGGATTGTAATTGCACCTTGATTGTTTTTTCGATTATTGCTTTCTGCTTTTCTTACACCTGTGATGATTCTCTCCCCAAACTCTCCAGTGTTCTCTTTAAGGTCTGCACAGCAATATCGCATCAAGCGTGTCGGCGGTGTGACATGCCTCACGATCAACTGCCACATGCTCTCTTTTGGATAATGAATTTCATACGGAATCCCCATCTGTTCAAACTTTCGTTTTTCTTCCCGAACAAAATAGACCGTTTCCGGTGCATCCACTGTTGTGTGATTATGACGAACTCTGAATTGCAACCCATATTTTTCTTTCGCTTGCAACGCTATGTGCTTTAGAACACTGCTGTCTTTTCCTCCGCTGTCGCAGATAATGCACTCACTTCTTTCACACATCATGTGCAATATTTCTATTGCATTTTTCTCCAGTCGTTCCATCTCGCCCTCCTCATGCTGTTGCAACCGCTGTCTTTCCCTGCTGCTCCCACTTCTGACGTTCCTCCTGTTTTCCTGCCATATATCCGGCAATATAGGACTTGTCAACGTCATCCATCTGTGTGAACCGCTCTGCGATGTTCTCAATCATTTCTTTTCTTTCATCCTTTGACATATATGTCACGCTCCTCTCTTTCCTCTGATTCTCTCAAGTTCTGCCTGTATGTCTTTTCCGGAATAATCTGCAAGAAGTTTCTCCGAAATGTGATAAGTCCATATTGATGACATCTGCACCGCTGTTCCGATAGGGAGTTTCCCTTGCTGCATCGCTATTCGGATGAATTGCGGTGATACATTCAATATGACTGCTGCCTCTGTTGGCAATATGCGTCCGACTTCCATCCGTCTGACCTCCTGTTCTGACCTGCCTTGTCAATGCGTGGGCTGTCATCCCACACAGACGGGCGACTGCTGCCCGTTTCGGCTCTCAATAGTCGTCCTCAATCTGTTCGTCTGCCTCTGTGTAATATTCCCCGTCATATCCTTTTGACATGATTCTCTGATAGCATCTGTCACACACCAGTCTGAACGGGATTCCATGACAATCCTTTGTGAAATACATATCCTCACGATCAACCTCATGTTCGCACACCGGACATGTCCGAATGTCACGCTCCTCGAATCTGCATGACAACCCGTTCTGTCTCCTCCTGCAATCCTCGACCGTTCCGTCTCGTCCTGTCATGAGTTGGTTTTTGCAGATGTCGCAATCATTTCCCTCGTTGAAATATTTCATTTCCTGCATCCTGTTTCCTCCTGTGGAGGCTCTCTCGGTCTGTTCATGACCTCGCCTCTGTTCCGGCTGAATTTACCGTGTTGTGTCTTTTCACCTTAAAAAGTCACCGAAAACCTGTCATCCAACTATGAACCTTTTAGCAAGTTCACCCGCTGCCATGTTTCTCACGGTATTCCGACGCTGTCTTTCGGCTTGCCATCGTCAGAGCGTCGGTCGCCATCCGGACGCTGACGGGGCGACTGCTGCCCCGTTTCGGCTTTTTCTTGTCCTGTTTTCTTTCCTGCCCTATAATGAATGTGCGACCATTCTCAAATGACAGGAGGTGAAACAATATGGACGATTTGACTAAGGAACAAAAACATCTTCTTGTTTCCATGTATAAAGAAGTATTGAACCGTCAACCTGCTCTTTCGATGGAAGATGCAAACAAGTTCGACGATTCCGACCAACTCATTGAACTCTTTTCTCTCATGCGTCATCCGACTACGTCTCTGACTTATGTTGGAAACTGCATTCAAAGGGATATATCCAGTGTTATTCCGGAGATGACCTTGCGAATGATATTTCTCTATCTGACAAAACGATTGTCTGCATGGAGAACAGATTCAAAAACGGTCTGAAAGATGTTCTTTCTTTTCTCTCTAACTTTATTTAATCCATGGAGGATGTTTCATTTCTTGAGACATCCTCTTTTTCATAGAAACTCCCGTTTTTGCATTTCCCTCGTCTCTCGAAATTCATCGCATGGCTGATGTCAGTCGTGTGTCTGCAATCTCCTCCGTTTTTATAACAGTTTCTTTTCTTGCAATTTTCTCGTTCTCCATCGCAGAGATAAAAAATTTTTTCCATCTTTTCGCCTCCTATCTGTTGCCTTTGGTTACATTATAGTGACCGAAGTTCACCTT